TTTCCAAGTAGCAGCGGCTGAAAAAGGGAGGTCCACCGCAGAAGACGCCAAGGATAAGATAAAAGCTAGGAGGGCGGCAATCGAGGACGAACGCAAAGAGGGGTTCCGTATAGTAGACTCAAGAGGTCCAAATACGGGGCTTAGAGGAAGATTAGACGCTGGGTCACAGGAGTTTGACGTAATGATGGGGAGAATGACGACCAGATTGACAGAATTAGGCGTTGAAGCGGCCAGAGCCGAGAGAATATTTAAGACTTTTGGGGAGTTAGTCGATGAGTTGTTTGACGGATTGGAAGAACAATTTAGAAGAGTCACGTTAGGTCGTTTTATGCAGACTACTTCAGCGGGCATGATTGAGAATCTCAATCAGGGCAGATTCATCAAGGACAAGATACTAATCGATCAAGACAAGACCCTGACCCCAACGGAAAAAGCCGCAGCCGTGGGTAGGCTAGAAGAGGGAAGGGCAATTAGAGACTTGCAGGTCCAACAAAGAATCTCTCCAACTGCTGCTGGAGCAAATCAAGCAGGCAGACAGCTTAAGATTACTAAGGAGTTTATCCAGATCAAGAAGGATCTTGAGAATGGTGTCATAAACGAGACTGAGGCCATGGAAAAACTCATTAGGCTGGAGGAGAAAAGATTAACGATTAACGATTCTTTGAGCGCTATGTTTAGAGATAACTTCGTTAAGAAGGAATCAGAAATATCCAAACAGTTTAATGAAAAATTTGTAGGCGCCGCCAAAGCGTTTACCACTGAACTCAGCCACGGAATGGTAGATGCCATAGCCAAGGGTGAGAGCTTAAAGGACGTTCTTTTGGGAGCGGCCACAGGCTTCCTTAACACTATGGCCAAAGCCTTCATGGATAGGGCTGTAGATAATTTGGTAAGCGGTATTGCGGGTGGTATTGGAGGTGGTGGAATCACTAAGGCTGCAAGAGGCGGTTCGGTGCGTGGAGGATCAGGAATGAAGGACGACGTTCCTGCATTGCTGATGGGTGGCGAATTTGTGATGCGGAAAAAGGCCGTGGGCAAATACGGTGCCGACTTTATGAAGGCTTTAAATGATGGCTCTATTCCCAAGATGGCCGACGGTGGATTCTTTATCCCAGGAACTAGGGGTCAGGGAGCTATCAGCGGAAAGAGTAACTTGCTTGGTTTCGCCACTCAAAGCTACACAGGTGGTAAAACGGATCAGATAAGAAGTGGCAAAGATTTTGTTTCTGCATTTTTGGAGCCAGAGAGCCCCAGATTGACACAGTGGGGTCGGCGCAACAATGCGACTTTCAAAAGGGTGCAGGATGCTAAAAGAGAAGCTTTTGATTTATATGTTCAGCAGTTAGGTCAAGATGAGGATAGGAAGCGCAGAGCCGCAGAATTGGCAGAGCAAAAGAAAGCTCAGAAGGACCAACTTTGGAGAAGTTTGGGGATCGCTGCACTTAGTGGCGCTCTTGCATTTGGGACAGGAAGACTAAGGAAAAGAAATCCCGCTGGAACAGCAGGTATGGACCCTTACGCAAAAATTTCTGCCAGTCCTTCCCAAGGAGCGTATAACACAGGAGGAGCCGTCCCTTATGCCGCAGGACAAGATACTATACCTTCTATGCTGACAGGTGGTGAATTCGTAATGAATTCCTCTGCGACACAGAGACTTGGCGCTAACAACTTAGAAACTCTTAACGCTGGAGGATCACTCGGTGGTGGCGGCAGAGAGGTGTTAGATAAGCTGGACAATATTGCCGAGGTTTCTAGGGGCGACACAAAGATTAACATTACTGTCAACTCGAATGGAACTAGTAATGAGAGTAACGAAGGAGACGCCAAGGGAGCTAGGCGTGGTCAAGAGTTGGGAGCGAAGATCAAGGATGCCGTGAGAGAAGTCATTCAACAAGAGCAACGTTTGGGAGGTCTACTTAGAGACTAATGTATGGAACAAATCTTAATTACGACTCCCGAGTATTTATTTCGGGTCAGGAACTCTCGGGCATACAGAGTGCTAACTTTAGCTATGCTAATTCCCCCCAACTGGTCAATCCACTTGGCTACGCAAACGGCCTTACTGCTGTAGGAGGCCCAACTAAGCAAACGTTTTCTTTTGGAAGGTTCTTGATTTACGAAGATCCGATTCTTCCTTTGAGTTCCGCGCCATACACGGGCAATATTCCGCTATCTGGGAGCATACATTACTCCGACAATTCATATGGATTTGAAAGCGGATACTTAGATAGCTACTCACTGAAATGCGCCGTTGGTCAGGTGCCACAGGTCAACACAACATTTACTGTGTATGATGAAATGAGAACAGGGTATAGCGCCTCGGGAAGTGTCGCGCATCCAGACATTCACATACCCAGTCAGGGATCGATTAGCGCTACTTGCGACAACTCTACCACAAATAGAATTATTGGTTTCGATTATTCACTAACATGTAAGCGCAAGGCTTATTATACGATAGGCTCTGAAACAGCCGAAGAAGTTAAGACAGTTGCTCCAGTTCAAATCAACGCAAGTGTTCAGATTGATGTTGATGATGCATTTATGGAAAGTGGTTATAATTTTTTGTCAACTGGCAAGGGTGATAAAAGTGTAGTTTTTCAAGTAGACGGTAGCGATGGTATTACAATCTGGGCGGGAAGCGTTGCTAACGCTTCTTTAGTGAGTGAAAATTTAACAGCCTCTGCTGATGGGTCTCTGACTCTACAGCTTGACTACGTAGGGCATTCATCCTGATGAGCGAAGACTTATATTATAACAGAGATAGGAATATACAGGGAGTAACAGCCCCTGATAATCTTACTGGTTTACAGTTAACGCCATCGTATGGATCAACCGTTACTTTTTCATCTAAAGATAACAATTATACGACCGATGATTTCTATTACGAATTAGTTCCCATTTCCGTAAATAATTTAACTGCCGCATTCGATGTAAAATATAATTTAAATACAACTAATGCTCGAAAACTTGTTAACTTTTTTGAGGCCCAATCAGGCTTCAAACAGTTCGAGTTCAATGCTGACAACTCTGGAATATACAAAAATGTTTCAGGGTTTTGTGATGAATATACCGTAAATTATGTAAATCTTAACCACACAGAAGTAGCCGCAAAGGTTGCCGTTGATGGTGCCGCTACCCTTTTTAATTGGTCGGGGCAAAACTTTACAAATTTACCTTTCAATGATTTCGCGTTATCTACAAGTTATAAAAAATATGATGCTGTATATACGGGAATCTCTGATAATAAGCTAGATAATTTTTATTATGCTACAGAAGATCATACATCTTCTAGTGATGGAATGAACTCTCCATCAGGAACAGGCTCTTTGTGGTCGCAAAAGTTCTTTTTTGAACCTGACGAAAAGCAAAATTTTAAAGTGCCAATTAAGGCGGATATTGTGGATTTTAAATATTCATTTAAACAAAGGCTTGGCGGTAACGCTCAAACAAAAAACATAGCTAAATTTGACATTTCTTATAATTTTACAGATGTCTCTGACAATGAGGCTAAAGCGATTCTGCACTTTTTAGAAAACAAGGCTGGCTACAGAAGATTTGAACACACAATACCTTCACTATATAATAGACCAAAGGTTTATTATTGTCCCGAGTGGACGCATACATGGAAATACGCCAACGCTAACGATATAACCGTAACATTTGTGGAAGACCCGTTGGGGGTCGTGCCAACAGGAGTATAAAATGGCTACTAATATTTTTCAGAGTAATAATGCCTTCATCGCATGTGAACACCTCGGGCAAAAAGAGGCTTTTTATACGACTGAGATGACGGGATCAATTGCATCCGCTGTGCAGTCGTCAGCCTTTGATGTTTCTCTGTCTCACATTGCGCCAAAACAGGTTGGAAGCTCTCGACTGGCTTTTAATTCATTAAATCGTCAGCCTGACGTAAGATTACAGTTTAGCTATTATCTGAATTATCCTTTCTTTAATGAGGGTTTTGTTAACTTGGTAGATTTAAATAATGCCACGGTTACTGATATGGCTGAAATACCTTCTGTGGGAGCGCTATCAGGCATAGAAAACGCTTCTAGAAACTTCTATATCTTAACACGCCCCGATCAAGGTTTTGATGCTTTCAGCGGATTTGATGCAGGAGATTCGCCGTCCTTTAGTGGTTATCAGTGCGCTTCAGTTGGTAATTGTTTTTTAACTGATTACTCTTTATCTTATGGTGTTGGAGGATTGCCTACAGTCAGTGTTGAGTTTTTGGGCTCAAATATGCAATATGAAGAAGTGACTGGTCAAATAGTTGGCTCTCCCGCTATCAATTTGGAGAGCGGCAATGCTCATAACGTAGGGCATTTAAGCTTTGGTCCAATTGCTGAGTTTGACCAGACTCCAATAATTATGAATCCAGCGGAAGCTGGAAGTTCGGTGGCTTTACAAAACTTTCAGGTTGGCGGACAGGCGCTATCAGGCAACCACTCTTTACAAAATGTAAGTCTTAACTTGAATATACCAAGGGTGGCATCCTATGGTTTAGGCAGCGACTATGTTTATAATAGAAAAGCACAGCTTCCTGCGCGTGGAAGTCTTAATCTCTCATCTTTAGTTTCAGGATTTAGTGCTGGCGTGTTAAGCGGCGTATTGGCTAATGAAACAAGTTATAATTTTGATTTAGTTCTAGAAACTAGCGGTAAAAGCATTAGCTACGGCATCGAAGATGCTAAATTGCAGTCATATAATTATTCAATGGCGGTTAACGACATAATGAGTCTTGATGCGTCATTTTCTTTTGAGTTATACCCCAATCCAAAGGGTCTACAGATGTCGGGAAATCCTCAAGAGTCACTAGCGCTGCATTGTTCTGAGCAAATAGCTTCGCGTATTACTAATTCAATGACGAGTGGCGTCAATGGTCCGATGTTTGTAGATTTTACTGATCCCGTTGGAAATCTGACGGGGGGAGGATATGGCGCCGCAAGGTCGGGTGATTTTTGGGCCTCAGACATTGACTTAACTTGCGTTAGCGTTTGGAACAATAAGGGTTTCGATTATTATGCTTCTGATGCAGATTATAGAATGATAGGTGCTGTAGCGATTACACCGCAACATCTGGCTTGGGCAAAGCATTTTATGCTAGATGATGGTAATAAAGTTTGGTTTGTTGAACCTGATGGCACTTGGATTGAAAGAACGCTTACAGAGGGAAGAAGTCATGCTACACAGGATATTGCCGTGGGGTTACTTAATGAACCGTTGCCAAGCACTATTTCAATACCTAAAGTTTTTCCAGAGGATATTGAGCGCTACTTTAATACAGGAAGTTCAAGCGTTGGGACCATAGAAAACCAGTATCGACCAATGGTTCTCGGCCTCGATCATAGAAAAATGGGTCACTGCTTACAGCCCTATAAGCTTGGTAGCACCAACACTGTAACTTGGTTTCATCCAACCGTAGGATTCAACAACCCAGCAGTAGGCGCAAAAGCTGATAATTTTGCTTGGAATCTGCAAACTGGAGATTCAGGACAGCAAACTTTTGCCATTGTTGATGGTACAGCGATATTATTAACTAGTTACCACACTAAAACTTATGGCCCCGACTATTCACAATGGAGAGGCGATATAAATGATCTTATTGCTGGCGTTGACTCTGACGCAGGAATAGATACGGGTTACCAACTTGAAGTGTTTGACATTGAGCCATACAACTTTAAGCAATATAGATTAAATTAATCAAAGTCTACTTTTACATTTTTACTTTCGTAGCCTTGCTCTTTTCCACGACTCGGGTGTTGTGCGCCGTTTCTTTCCTTTGCGTAACTGTCATAGAATTTTTCTTTGACGGGATCTTTTCCACCTGCTTTATCAGCCCTCTTTTCACTCATTTCTGCTGACAGGTCCATCATGTCACCCATAGTTCCCTTTTTGCCATAAGTGGCATCCATGAATTGCTGTTGGTTAAATGGGTCTATATTATTATCAATAGAGGCATTCGGCGCCAAGAATACCCTGTCCCACGTTACCCCATCTTTCTCATAAACGTGTTCGTCATTCATGCCCTGAAAAACTTCTTCGTATTCTTCTTTCTCTGGGTGCTTGTAAACGTAAATAGGCATAATGCATTATCCGAAGATTTTCTCCAAAATCAGATCCACTGTTCGAGAGTAGGTAAACTCATCTGCCAGCTTTAAGCCTTCAGTATTGATTTCACCTGCCCTTGATTCGGCTTTTTCCATTGCCTCGATAGCTTCTTCTTCAGTCCATGTATAAAAGACGCCCTTATTAAAGGGGCTGTCTTTAGTGAAAAATACACCGTCGTATACAGGCATTGTCCCCGATGGCTCTAGCAAAATAGAGTTTTCTTCAGTTGCCCAATCTTTATGTGAGGTTGCATTAAGGACAACACTCCACTTACCTAGTGCCGTGGCATTGAAGGCGGGAATATTCCAACCCTCGCCACCAGAAAGGCCAGTTAAGTCGATATCAATTGAATTAAGCAAATCATTAACTTCTGAGTTCTTTTGTAAGCGTGGTAAAAAGTTAACGTTTGTGTAGTGTTGACCCTCAAGCGCGCTTTGAATTAAACTCTGCATCTGCTCGGGTTTAAAAAATGGATTAGTAATACAGCAAGAAAGTTGATATTTAGAATTATTGCCATATTTTTTTACCCAAGTTTTTATGATTTTTGCGGTATGCTTTCTGTTCTCAAACTTACCCATTAAACCAAAATGGATCACATCACCGAGATATTTTTTATCCGTGACATGAAAGTCGGGATCTAGTCCGAGAGGTAAAAAACTAGTGTTTGATACATCTCGTTCAGCAAAGCAATCTCTCGAATAAGTGGAACCAAAAAATGTGTGGTCTTGCCCTGCACAAAGTTTTAGTTCAACCTCAGTAGGTTCATTGCATTCATAAAATGTAAACAAATACTGATCCTTATTCTTTCGATTTTCTGACCCATTTAGGTGCCAAAGCTTAAAGCATGGGATGTCTGGTTTGAAGAAATCGAGACGCTTGTTGATTGCCTCTTGCAAATATAACCTAAACGGTTCATCTAAATCATATGCAGCAAGATCTACATTTCCCGTGGGAAATATTCTTAAATCTATACCTCGCTTATAAAGCTCTCTAATAATATTTAGAGAGACATTTCCAAAGCTTAGAGAATTAATTGGAGCGTCAACTACAAGCTTCATTAAAAAGGAACTTCAGTATCGTTTGAATCGCCCTGAGCATCATCTTTCTTCTTAGAACTCAAGAACTGTAGATCCTTACCTCTCAGATAATACTTGCTGAAAGTTTTTCCATCCTTCTCCCATTCAGACATGCAAAGCTCGCCCGATACAATGAATTCCCTACCCTTGGTAAGATACTTCTCTGCGATTTCTGCGGTTTTGTCCCAGAACTCACAATCAATAAAACACTTGGTTTTTGCATTTGCCGCTGAAATGCCCACTCGAAGGTTGGCCACCTTTTTTCCTGTAGAGGTAGTTTTGACTTCGGGATCTTTAACCAAGAATGCTGCTGCTGTAATTGAATTATACATTTTTAATATGTCTTTTTACTTTTTCTATGAAACGATTGTGAATGTTGATGCAACCTTGGATGCTCATTTTAAGCTCCTCAGATATCACTCTCCACGGTGTGAGCTTATTATCAGCGCGACCGTATCTAACGTCAACTATTTTTTTCACCCTTTCGTCTTTTTCTTTTTTAAGGCAAGTTTCAAACACAGATAAAACCTCCGCACGGGTTAGATCAGCAATAAAACTTTCGCATGAAGGTTCAAAATAATTATCATCTTCATCGATGAAAAATTGCTTCATTCTTTTATTTTTATTTAAAAGGTTCAAGCACTTCCATTTTGTCTGATTAGCCAAATGCGTAGAAAACTTTGTCTTGCGGTTGGGATCATAGTTCATTGCTGCCGAATAGATCGTGGCATCCTTCTCGTTGACCATTTGATCCTTGTCTAAAGCATTTTGCGGGTGAGACATAAAGTGATTCACCATGCTGTGATAGATACCAGAATGTCTTTCTATCAGTTCAAGTAAACTATCCTCATCCTTTCTTTCTTGGAGTTTTTCAATTAGGGTGAGGTCGCTGGGGGAATGTGGCATCTACAATACTATGTGGGTTCTGAGAAATTTAAACAGAAAAAGCTTATTATATATAATATATTTATAAAAACGTTTACTTTACAGACGAACGTTTACTGTACCGTTAACCTTATCTTAAAGATACGTTTTTTAACCGCTTCACGGTTATTATACGTCGTCAAACAGCCTTGTCAAAAAAAAAATCAGGAAATTTCTCTCGACACCACCCGCTTGCCTCCCTAAGGTGTAAAAAATACGAAGTTATGATTTTTGAAGAACAGTTATCAAGGAAGCCCGATTATTATCCATGGACGCAGGATTTTATAGAAGCAATGCACAACGGTTTTTGGACCGATAAAGAGTTTAGCTTTAGTAGCGATATTCAAGATTTTAACGTAAATTTAAGTGACGACGAGAGAGAGATGATTATCAGAACCCTTTCAGCTATTGGGCAGATTGAGGTAGCTGTTAAGAAGTTCTGGGCAAAACTGGGAGACAACTTGCCACATCCAAGTTTAACAGATTTGGGCTACGTTATGGCCAATACAGAGGTCATCCATAACAATGCTTATGAGCGCCTACTGACCGTTCTAGGGCTGGAAGATATTTTTGAAGAGAACCTTAAGCTGGACTTTATCGAGGGCCGCGTACGCTATCTGAGGAAGTATAACCATAAGTTTTATAAGGACTCTAAAAAGCAATACGTTTATGCCTTGATTTTGTTTACCCTATTTGTAGAGAATGTCTCTTTGTTTAGTCAGTTCTATATAATCAATTGGTTTAATCGGTATCGGAACGTTCTCAAGGATACTGGTCAGCAGGTTAAGTACACTCGTAACGAAGAAAACATTCACGCTCTTACAGGGATCAAGATCATCAACACAATCAGAGAGGAACACCCAGAACTTTTTGATGAAGAGTTAGAAAATAGAATTAACCATGAAGCTGAAGAGGCTTTAGTCGCTGAGAGCAAAATCGTAGACTGGATGGTTAATGGCTTTGACGAAAAGGGTCTGAGCGCAGACATCTTAAAGGAATTTATCAAGAACAGAATAAACGATTCATTAGAAAAAATTGGATTTGCTCCAGCATTTAATGTTGACACTTCCTTACTGGAAGATACAATGTGGTTTGAGGAGGAATTAATGGGTAATAACGCCACTGATTTCTTTCATTCTCGCCCAGTAGAATACTCAAAGAACTCGCAAACATTTGACGCTGACGACCTCTTTTAATGAAAAAATACAAATGGCTCAACAAAGACTCTAGGGCGTTCCTTAAAAGGGGCTATTTGCGAGAGGGAGAATCTGCGCAACAGCGCGTGGCTGATATTGCAAAGGCTGCGGAAAAGTATCTTAAGATAAAAGGCTTCGCTGAAAAATTCGAAGACTATGTAGCGAGGGGATTTTATTCTTTGGCAAGCCCAGTGTGGGCAAACTTTGGGCGAAAGCGAGGATTACCCGTATCATGCAACGGCGTCTTTATCGAAGACCGCATGGATGCCATTTTGGACAAACAAGCCGAAGTGGGAATGCAGACCAAACATGGCGCAGGAACCTCGGCTTATTTCGGTGATCTAAGAGGGCGTGGCGAGGCAATTAATTCTGGCGGCACATCTAGTGGCTCGGTGCATTTCATGGAGCTATTCGACAAAGTATCCTCTGTTGTTTCTCAAAGTAATGTAAGAAGAGGTTCTTTTGCAGCCTACCTACCAATTGATCATCCTGACATTAAGGAGTTTTTAAGAATAAGAGGCGAGGGAAATCCTATCCAAGAAATGTCCTTTGGTGTTTGCATCGATGATGAGTGGATGAGATCTCTAATTGATGGTGATCGTCAAAAAAGATCTACATGGGCAGCACTAATACGTAAGCGTTTTGAAACGGGATACCCCTACATTTTCTTCACTGATACTGCGAATCAAAATGCACCCAAAGCTTATAAGGATAAAAAGTTAAAAATTTCCGCTTCTAATCTATGTAGCGAAATCGCCCTGCATTCCTCCGAGCAAGAATCTTTTGTTTGCTGTTTGTCATCACTAAACTTAGTGAAGTGGGAGGAAATAGTAGAAACGGATGCAATAGAAACCTTAGTTTATTTCTTGGACGCGGTGATGGAGGAGTATATCCAGAAGACTGAGAGCATCCCCTTTATGAAGCCGTCGCATGAGTTTGCAAAACGCCAACGTGCGCTGGGTGTTGGCGTTTTGGGTTGGCATTCTTTCCTTCAACAGCAGATGATTCCATTTGAGGGTATGAAGGCTCACTTCCTCAATATCGAAATCCATAAAACCATAAGAGACAGAACTGATAAAGCTACCAAGAACCTAAGTGTGTTACTTGGAGAGCCTGAGCACCTCAAGGGTTATGGTAGACGCAATATGACCACAATGGCAATTGCCCCCACTACATCAAGCTCCTTTATATTGGGTCAGGTATCGCCGTCTATTGAACCTCTTAATAGTAATTATTTCACCAAAGATTTAGCGAAAGGTAAGTT